GAGGCGCAGATCATGACCGAGTCGGTGATGGAGGACATGGTCCCCACCACCAACACCCACCCGAACCCGCTGCTGCTGTTCATCGGCACCCCGCCGCGACCCAAGGACCCCTCCGAGGTGTTCGTCGCGAAACGCACCGCGGCGCTGGCCGGGGAGGATCCCGACATCTTCTACCTGGAGCTGTCCGCCGATCCGGACGCCGACCCGATGGACCGCACCCAGTGGGCGAAGGCGAACCCGTCCTACCCGCTGCGCACCCCGGCCGCGTCGATGCTGCGGATGAAGAAGAACCTGCCCAGTCTGGACTCGTTCCTGCGTGAGGGGCTGGGGATCTGGTCGACGAAGGTCGCGGATCCGCCGGTGATCGACCCGGAGACGTGGGGACTGCTGGCAGGGGCACCGCCCGAGGACGGCATCACCGCCTACGCTGTCAGGTTCTCCGCCGACGGGAAGGCGATGGCGCTGGCTGTGGCTGTGCAACCCGACGAGGACGGCCTGCCGGCGTTCGTGGAGATCGTCGACTACGCGTCCACCACCGCGGGGCTGTCCGGGGTGGCGGACTGGCTGGCCGAACGGTGGCGTGACGCGACCGCGATCGTGCTCGACGGGAAGTCCGCGGCCGGTGCGCTGGCCACCGAACTGAAGACCCGCGGGGTGCGGGACAACCGCATCGTGCGGCCCACCTTCGAGGACTCCGTCACCGCGAACGCCGGACTGCTGCAGGCGGTCCTCGCCGGGACCGTGGCACACGCCGGTCAGCCCGGGCTGACGAACTCGGTGGCCGGATCCGCCAGGCAGAACATCGGCAAGCAGGGCGGCTGGGGGTGGCGGCCCATCAGCGAGGACGACGACACCCTGCCGGTGGAGGTCGCCGCCCTGGCCCTGTGGGGTGTCACCTCCGGCAAAGGCAAACGCAAGGGCAAGGCCCGCCGCGGCGATCGCGGTCAACGACGAGGCAGAGAGGCGGTGGTGATGTGACGAAACAGAAGAAGGCACGCGAGGCGATCCGTCTGCCAGACGTCGACGACGAAACCAATGCCACTCTGCGCCGGCTGCTCGACCAGCTGCTCGACCTGCAGCCCCGCAACGTGATTCGCTCGGCCTACATGGACGGGCGTCGGGCCCGCTCGCAGCTGTCCACCGATGTCGTCCCGCCGATCTACAAGAACCTGGGCCTGGTCCTCGGCTGGTGCGCGAAGTCAGTGGATCTGCTCGGCAGGCGCTGCAACCTTGAGGGGTTCGCCTGGCCCGACGGGGATCTCGACTCGATCGGCGCGGCCGGGATGTGGGAGAGCAACGACCTGGGCTCCGAGATCAACCAGGCGATCGTGTCGTCCCTGGAGCACGGTGTGGCGTTCGTGGTCACCACCAGGGGGCAGGACAACGAACCGGACGTGCTGTTCCAGTTCCGTGACGCCACCCAGGCCACCGGGGAACTGAACGAACGCACCCGCCGGTTGGAGAACCTGCTGGTCATCACCGGCTACCACGACGACGGCAGGATCTCCGGGTTGGTGCTGTACCTGCCGGACCTCACCATCGAGGCCCGCCGCGACGGCGGGAAGTGGGAGGTCGAGCAGACCGAACACACCTGGGGGGTGCCCGCCGAACCGCTGGTCTACCGGCCGCGGTTGCGCCGACGGTTCGGGTCCAGCCGGATCACCCGGCCGATGATGAGCCTGCAGGACGCCGCTGTGCGGACCTTGATCCGTCTCGAAGGGCACATGGACGTGTACTCGTTCCCTGAGATGTGGATGCTCGGCGCGGATCTGAAGGTGTTCCGCAACGCCGACGGTTCGGTGAAGGCACCGTGGCAGGTGATGCTCGGCCGGATCAAAGGCGTCCCGGACGATGACGAGTTGGACAACCCCCGCGTCGACGTCAAGCAGTTCCCAGCCCAGTCCCCGGCACCACACCTGGCGGACATCAACGCCCTGGCGAAGCTGTTCGCCCGGGAGGCTTCGCTGCCGGATGCATCCCTGGCGATCACTGACATGTCGAACCCGACGTCGGCGGATGCCTACGACGCCGCCCAATACGATCTGATCGCTGAGGCTGAGGGTGCCACGGACGGGTGGACCGGTGCGCTGCGCCGCTCCTACCTGCGCGGCCTGGCGATGCAGAACGATCTGGACGAGGTGCCCGCCGAGTGGCTGAGCATGCAGGCCCACTGGCGCAACCCACGGTTCCTGTCCCGCTCGGCTGAGGCCGACGCCGGTGTGAAGCAACTGTCCGCGGTGCCGTGGCTGGCCGAAACCGAGATCGGTCTGGAACTGCTCGGTCTGACCCGGGAGCAGCGCGCCCAGGCCCTCGGCGAGCTGCAACGCACCCGCTCCGCGACGATGCTCACGCAGCTGACAGCGGCCAGCACTGCGGGTCAGAGCGGCGAGACGCCGGCGGTGGAGGCTGCAGCGTTGAAGTCGAAGGCGGACGCCCTCGGATCGCTGATCCGGTCCGGGGTGGATCCGGAGTCGGCCGCCCAGCAGGTCGGCCTGTCCGGGGTCGAGTTCACCGGGGCGATGCCGGTGTCACTGCGCCTGCCTGAGAACGACGCCAGCCAGCTCGAGCAGAGGTAGCCGCGCGTGGTGACCGCCGCCGATGCGCAGCGCCTGCGGCAGGCCCAGGACGGGCTGCAGGCCCTGGCACAACGTGACCTGTTGGCGATCTGGGCGACGCTGGACCTGTCCTCTCCTGAACGTGCCCGCGACGAGCTCATCGAGCTGACCACCCAGCTGGTCCGGTCGTACGGCAGGGTGGGGGCGGATGTGGCCGCGGACTGGTACGACATCGTGCGGGCCGACGCGGCCGCGGCCGGCCGTTTCCGTGCCGAGCCGGTGCTACTGGACCAGGCCGAACAGATCGACCGGACCGTGCGGCGCGCGGCCGGAGCGCTGTTCACCGACAGCCCGGCCGGAGTGCTGACCGCGTTGAAAGGCCCGATCGGTAAGTACACGGTGGCACCGGCCCGGGCCACCATCGTGCAGGCCACCTGGGCCGACCCGGCCGCCTCCGGCTGGGCGCGGGTCACCAGGGCAGGGTCGTGCGGGTTCTGCCGGATGCTGGCCCAGCGAGGGGCGGTGTACCGCAAGGACACCGCAACGTTCGCCTCCCACTCACACTGCAACTGCGCGGCCGTCCCCTCGTTCGACCCGGACGCACCCGAGGTCGACGCCCGCGCCTACACCGCATCGCGGCGGATGTCCGACGTCAAGCTGCGCGCGGCCGCCGGGGACGCCAACGCGGCCCGGGTGCTGCAGGAGCACCGCGACCGGGTCCGCGCCTACGTCGACGCCTACGTCGACTGAACAGACTTCCCACCCCTGATTCCGGGGCTGGGGTACGCCAACGCGAAGCGGTCAATTCGCGGTCACAAGGAGGGCCACCATGGGCAATCTGCAACGGAAGTTCTGGCTGCGTTTCACCACCGGTGAAGGTCAGGACGGCGGAGGGACCGAGCCGGGCGAAGGCCAGGAGTTCACCCCGATCACCTCCCAGGAAGACCTGAACAAGGTCATCCAGGACCGGGTGAGCCGGGAACGTAAGAAGTTCGCCGACTACAAGGACCTCAAGGCCAAGGCCGACGAGCTGGACCGGCTGAAGTCGGAGAACCAGTCGGCAGAAGACCGGGCAGCCCAGCAGCTCGCCGACATGCAGAAACGCATCGACGAGATGACGCTGACCACGTTGCGGGCCAAGGTCCAGGCCTCCCATGGAATCTCCGACGCCGACGCGGACCTGTTCCTCACCGGCACCGACGAGGAAACCCTCACACGCCAGGCCAAGGCGCTGGCGGACCGCGACAAGGACCGCAAGAAAAAGGGCCCTGTCGTTCCCACTCAGGGAAACCATCCAACGAAGACCGGCGGCGACGAGGCCCTGCGGGAGTTCACCCGCGGGGTGTTCGGGCGCACCGACTGACGAACCTTTAGGAGGTTCACATGGCAACTGTGCTGAGCACGGGCATGCTTGAACTGCCCCCTCATCTGATCGATCCGTGGCTGGAGAAGGTCGCGAACGGGTCGACCGTGGCCGCGCTGTCCGGGGCAAGCCCCATGCAGTTCGGCGCCGAAGAGGCATTCATCTTCGACATCGGTGAGGCCGAGCTGGTCGGCCAGGGACAGGCGAAGAGCCCGTCCGACGTCACCAAGGACACCAAGTCCACCGCACCGTACAAGTTCCAGAAGACGGTGCGTCTGAACCAGGAGGTTCAGTGGGCCGACGAGGACTACCAGATGCGCGCGATCGCGCAGATCCTCGACCGGATCCAACCGGCGCTGTCCCGAGCCCTGGACTTCGGGGTGTTCCACGGGATCAACCCGGCCACCGGGGAACGTGCCGCATCCATCGAGGAGTGTCTGGCGGACACCACCAACGAGGTGGAGATCGCCGCGGCGAAGCCGTACACCTACCTCGACGCGGCCGACACCCTCGTCCTGGCAGGCGGCTACGTGCCCTCCTCGGTGGCGATCGACCCGTCCTGGGCGTCGGCGTTCTCCACTGCCCGCGGCACCAACAGCGAGCAGAAGCTGTACCCGAACTTCCGGCTGTCCACCGAGGTGTCCGAACTCGACGGTCACCGCGCGTCGGTGTCGAACAC